GAGGAGAATTGTCCGCATTGTGGGCATTACTGCGACGGAAAATCGGCGTGGTGTACGAAGCATCCTGATGGTCCGCGGTATCGGTCGTGACCGAGCTGGAAAAAAAATTGCTTACCTTGCTCGATCGGGTCGAGGTTGAGGAGAATTATGCGTTGGCCGGGATGCGCTTTGCGATTGCTCGCGAGTGCGGCTACACGGTCGAGATAACGGGTGAGATTGTTTCCGGGGAGATGAACTGATGGGTATTTTTGGATTGGTAAAATCGGTGGTCGGTCTGGCCGAGAATGTAGTGGATATTGCCATCGCGCCGGTCGAGGTTGTGGTGGATGTGACGCGCATGGCGACCAAGCCGATTGCCGAGGGCCTCGAGGAGCTAACCGAGGATGTGAAGCAGATGGTTGATGAGTGACATGCAGGAGGTCGTGAATGACTGGCCGCCGAATATCGAGGCTATCCGGGTAGCGCTGCCAGTGACCGAGCGCAACATCTTCGCCTACGATCACAAGATCTATAAGCCGGGCCCAGGGGTACTCGGCCCGGAGCTGATTGCTCACGAGAAGGTGCATTTTGCTCAGCAGGATGAGATCGGAGTCGCGATCTGGTGGATTTTGTTCATTCAGGACCCTTCCTTCAGGTTGCACGAAGAGATGCCGGCGCATCGGCGCGAGTACAGGGTATTTTGCAAGCACAACCGCGACCGGAATCGTCAACGGTGGTTTTTGCGCCTGCTCGGCAAGCGTCTGGCAGCCCCGATGTATGGTGGTATTATCGGCGTCAAAGAGGCGATGAGGCAGATCGAAGCGTGAGCACTGAATCGGTAATGATGGACGATCTGCTGGCCAAGTATCAGGCCATGGATCCAGAGAAAAGGGCGCAGCTCGACGCGGAGCTCGAGGCGCGAAGTCAGGGCCGATTGTGGTTGCCGACGCCGGGTCCGCAGCTCGAGGCGGTCAATTGCAAGGCCGATGTGCTGCTTTACGGAGGTTCGGGTGGCTCGGGTAAAACCGACCTGATTCTCGGCCTCGCGTTCACTGAACACAAGAAAACGCTGCTTATTCGTAAGCACTACACGGATTTGACGGGGCTGACTGACCGCGCCAAGGAAATCAATGGCACGGATAAGGGTTATAACGGCTCGATTCCGCCGCGGTTAACGACGGTCAACGGCCGCACACTGGATTTTGGTGGCCTGGCCAAGCCCGGCGATGAGGCTTTTTGTTGATGAGGTCGTTCAAAATCGTGAGAACCAGATTCGATTTCTGATGGGATGGGTACGCTCCGCTGAGGAGGGTCAGCGTTGTCGTGTGATACTGGCGTCGAATCCGCCAACAACGTCTGCCGGCGACTGGATTATTGGCATGTTCGCACCATGGCTGGACAATCGCTACGAGCGCCCGGCCGAGCCTGGTGAGCTGCGGTGGGTTGTCACGATGGTTGATGACTCGGGCAATTCGTTCGATCACTGGGTTGAGGGTGCGGACGTCAAGATCGATTCAGGCAGGCGAAACGACGATGGCACAACGCGATATCTCATCCCGGAATCTCGCACCTTCATTCCCGGCCGACTGGATGACAACCCTTTCCTGGCAGCAGACGGAAAATATGCGGCAAAACTTGACTCCCTGCAAGAGCCACTCCGATCGGCAATTCGTGATGGCAACTTTATGGCCGCGCGGCAGGACGAGCCCGACCAACTGATTCCGACTGACTGGGTTTTTGCAGCGCAGAACCGCTGGCGCGATGACTATAACGGCGTCCCTCCCATCAATGTGCCGATGTGCGCAATTGGTGTTGATGGTGCGAGCGCCAAGGACGAAGCGGTACTCGCACCCAGATATGATGGATTTTACCCAGAGGTTATAGCCACACCAGGCAAGGAGACGCCGCACGGCCGAGATCTGGCGGCACTGGTGCTCAAACATCGCAAACACAGCGCGGTACCCGTTATTGACTGTGGTGAACGCACGGGCGCCGAGGCGTTTGCGCACCTGGAAGAAAACGGCGTCGACTGCATCAGGCACGTTGGGATGGACAAGTCGATTGCGCGAACGAAGACCAAGCAGCTCAAATTTTTCAACAAACGCTCCGAGGTCTACTGGCGATTTATGGAGGCGCTGGATCCCGAGCAGGATGGTGGCAGCCCGATTGCGCTGCCTGACGATCCGCTCCTTAAAGCGGATTTGACCATTATCACTTGGGAGTTGACGCCAAACGGCATCAAGGTTATTACCAAAAAGGATGTGGTCGCGTTGCTCGGTCGATCGACGGATAGAGGCGATGCCGTAGTGCAGTCATGGTCCTCGGGTGCCAGGGCGGTGACGCATTTGCATGAGTGGCGAAAAGATCAGCTTAGCGGTACGATGCTCGGCAAAGCGAACCGGCGTCCTGCCGTTAATCTGGGTCCAAGGAGAAGGAACCGATGAGTGGTCTGAAAAACACGGTAAAACGGGTAGCGAACGTATCGATGGGCCGCGGTTACAAAACCAAGGCTGAGCGCCAACAGGAAAAGAAGGCCAAGGCCAAAGGCGTTCTTGACGCGCAGTTTGCCAACGTAGCCATGCCAGACGAAGAGGAGCTTCAACTGGTTGAGCGCCGCCGCGCTGCGAGGCGCAGAGGTTCTCGAGCCGCTACGGTTTTGACCTCCGGCGATACACTGGGATGAGCTCAGTACCATCCGGTGCCAAGGAGCTGGTTGCACGCGGTAGCCAACTACTCAATGATCGCAAGGCGATGACGACGCTGTGGCAGGAAATTGCGGAAAACTTCTATCCGCAACGCGCTGACTTCACGGTCACGCGCTACATCGGCGAGGAATTCGCGGAACATCTGTATTCGAGCTATCCAATCATTGTGCACCGTGAATTGTCGACCTCGTTCGCCGCAATGCTTCGGCCGCGTGCGAAGGACTGGTTTTCGATATCGGTTGAAGACGAAGAGGATTTGACCCAGGCTGGTCGTGAGTGGCTGGCATGGTCGACTAAGCGCATGAAGGCCGCGATGTACGATCGCCGCGCCCAGTTTGTTCGTGCCACGACCGAGGCTGATGCTGACTTTGCAGCCTTTGGCCAGTGTGTTATTTCGCGTGAAATAATCTGGGGTGCATCGACCCCGCATCTTTTGTACCGCACATGGCATCTGCGCGATGTGTCTTGGTCCGAGAAATCAGACGGCTCAATCGGCGAGCTTTATATCAAGTGGAAGCCGATGATTAAAGAGCTCGTTGAGATGGGCATGGACCTGCATCACAACATTGAGCGATTCGCGGTCGGCGTCCAGAACCTACAGAAAACGGATTGCATGCGCCTGGTGGTGTCCACGGACATTTACATGGGCCCGAATGGCGAGGGCGAGGGGTATCCGTGGATACTGGTCTATCTCGATACGCTGAATAATCACATTATGAAAGTGGTTCCCCAGACTTCGATGGGATTCACTGTGCCTCGGTGGCAAACCGTATCCGGCAGCCAATATGCATACTCGCCGGCAACCGTCGCAGGACTGCCGGATGCGCGGTTACTCCAGGCAATGTCATTGACATTACTGGAAGCTGGTGAGATGAGTGTGCGGCCGCCGATGATTGCGACTCAGGATGCGCTGCGCGGCGACATTCAGCTCTTTGCCGGTGGCATTACCTGGGCAGACGTCGAATACGACGAGCGCAAGGGCGATGTATTGCGTCCACTGAATCAGGATCGGCGCGGACTGCCGCAGGGCTATGCGGAGCGCGATCGCCAGCAAGCGATGATCGCGGAAGCGTTTTTCATCAACAAACTGACTTTGCCTCCGCCTGAAGGCGACATGACAGCTTTCGAGGTTGGTCAGCGCGTGGAAGAGTACGTCAGGGCAGCCTTGCCACTATTCGAGCCGATGGAGCATGAATACAACGGCCAACTTTGTGAAGACACCTTCGACGCCCTTTTGCGTGCTGGCCACTTCGGATCAGTGCAGGATATCCCGCGCGAGCTGCAAGGCCGGGACGTTCGTTTCAAGTTCGTCTCTCCGCTTCATGACGCCATAGAGCGTAAAAATGCAGCCATATTCATGGAAACAGCAGATCTCCTCGAACGAGCTGCTCCACTGGATCCGACTGCATTGTTCAACGTCGATCTTGGCGGTACGCTGCGCGATGCACTCGAGGGAGTTGGACTGCCGGCGAAGAATCTGGTGCCGCTGGATCAGGTAGAGGCGCGTGTTGCAGAGGCCGAGGATGCCGCCGCCGCCGAGCAGGAGATGGAAGTCGCCGCCAAGGGCGGTGCAGCCGCGCGTGACCTTGCACAGGCTCAACAGATGACTCAATGACCGTACACGAGAAACTGGAGTCGTGCTTACCGCACAAGGATCCTCTCCAGCGACCGGACTACACGGAGTTTGAAGTCCAAGCCATTCGCGCATGCCATCGAGGCGATGCATCA